TATCAAACTTGTAATCATTACCAGCGGCTGGGGTAGTCTGCTGGAAAAAGTTTACCTGACGTTGCAACTGTGCGCCAACCAATCTAGACGTAGCGTTTGTGATGTCGTCACGAACTACTAAATCAATTGTGGACCACTCGTGCTTGCCATGAATGTAACTCTTACTGTTGTACGAATCAACAATTACTTCTGGAAACGCCACTGAGGGTCTGGTTACACTCTGAACATTTTGCGTGAGTGTTCTTGACTGGGGCTCTCCGCCGAAACCTGCCAACATAGTAACGCGGAAGCGATACTGTAGCTTAGGCATAAGGATACCGTTACCTTGGTTACCAGCAAGTGGAACACCAAACTTGTCACGGGTTTCAACTGTATTAATATTTGCCATTTTCTATCTCCTACTGGATATTCGTTCTATGTCGTTATTTATCTATTTGAGCGTAAAAAAATTAAGTGCTATGTTTATTACAGCCATAAAAAAAGGGGGCTAAAAAGCCCCCAGTGTAGATATATTACTATATCAGTTACTACCAGTTTCGCCCAGTGTGTTCTGGATTCTTATTGGTACGTAGATGAACTCGATAGACTTCACAGGCTGTATAGCAATGTCAACCCATAGTTCGTTACGATCAATACGATCTGGTGTGTTGTTGGAGCTATCACATACTGTCAGGAAGTCAAACAAACCTCTGGACGTTACTAACTGTCCCAGGAATCTGTCAACTGTGGTCTTAGCGTTCTGACGTGTGATATCATCGTTTGGCTCAAACAAGAATGGGCGCATTGCCTCGTCAAGTCTGTCACGGATGTAGTTAACCAAACGCGCAACGTTTACACGATCCAAGGCACTTGCTACTGGGTTGAGTGTCTTTTGTCCAAACACTACAATACCTCTGCCAGTAAATGTGCCAATTGGATTGATCTTGTTGATATACAAGTTGTCACGCTGGCCTTGGCTTAGTGCTACTGGTCTGTACTCTGAAGTTTCAGCATCCAGATAACCAACACTTGTTGCGTTGCTTACCAAACCACGCTGATATCCTGCTGGAGCAAACCAGGGATAAGCCACTTGATCGTTGTAAGCCATGGTTCTGAGAATCATATGACTTGGTGGCACCATGATGTCTGTGCCGTCTAGACCCGAAGTTAACGCGCTGGGATAGTACACAGCCGCATATGGGTTAGCAGTCGTAAGACCATCTTCACCATTACCTGTGGCATTGTTACTGTTTTGAGCCCACTCGGTGATGCTAGTGTTGTCTGCAGCCAGACGCATTGGTGTGTCACCAACTACAAAAGCAGTTTCCTTGCGATCTACGTTTAATGTAACCATCTCATCCATCATCTCAGGATAGTTTGGACAACCTATAAGGTTAAATCTCAATCCTTCGTTACGGATATCTTCGTTAGCATTTACAGCCGCTTGCATAGCCGCAACAACCATTGAACGTTGTGCTTGACGTAACATGTTGGGTGCACCGTCAGCCTGAAGCCCGCTTACTGTTCTCCAACGTGATTCGTTTTCGTCCCACTGTCGGATTGTACCGCCACTTGCTATCATGTTCCAGCCTAAGATACCCGCTGGGTACAACACAGCATTTGGAGCATCTGAAAACAATGGTGCCGCTTCTGATGCTCTAAAGTCACCAAATACTACGCCTGCTGAAGTTTCCTGATCTGCGTTATCTACCAAAGCCCAAGCGTTGTTAGTCCAACGATAAATCTGTGGATACATATCAAGGTTGTCAGTGCTAATCCAAATGTCACCAGCAAATAGCTGTCCACCTGTTGAACTTGTGGTTGGAGCTAAAACTGTCATTTGAACATCGCCTTGGAATGTAGTCCAACTTGTTCCCAAGTTAACTAGTAGATCCAGGTTTTCTGTACTCAGTACATTGTCATACCACAAAGTTTTATCTACAATATCACCCAATGGTGCCATAGATCCAGCAACATAGCTTAGTGGTTGCCATTCTGAATAGCCCATGGTTGAATTAGGCTGACCAAATGTACCAAACTCTAGTCCTAAAACCGCAGGTGAGAAGCCGGCGATGCTACCGTTAAAGAACTTAACAGCAAAGCCATCATCCTGAGTAAACTTAATTTGATTACCATTTACAATCTCTGCTCTGAGTTTGTCACGTAGGTTAACGTTAGTTGCGCCTGACACGCTGTTATTAATGTCTGATACCGCATCACTAAGACTAGCAAATCCATTGTTGTCAGAATCTGAAGTGAAGTAAACAGGAATATATCCATTGGGGTCAAACACACCACTATCGTTGATTGAAATCCACATAGCGGCAACACCAGCATTGTTGAGATGATTAGTTAAATCAAACAATGGATCAGGTGTTGGTATAATAGCACTTAGGAAGGTGTTAACATTGTCACCGTTCTCGCTATCCCAGCGACGTAGTTGAATTTTGCCTTCGGGTGTCTCATCGTAATCGGCCCACAGATCACCATCAACTGGGCCGCCGCTGGCATTGTAGTATGCCCAGGCTGCACTGCTGTAACGTGATCCGATTATGTCCTCGGTCAACCATTCTCCAGTTGCGGCATTATAAACTTTAATGTCTATAGTAGTACCCTGGTTAGGTGTTGAAGTCTGTAGAAACAAATCGTTATTCTGTAGTGGAGCTCCGTCAGGTCTTGTGCCTTGTGGAATATTAAGATGGGTATTTACCATTAGCTCATTACTTGTGGCATTTGCCCATGTTGACTCTCCGATAATAAACCATGCACCAGAACGTCTCTCACAAATGTTTATTACATCACGAGTAGTACCGTCAGTATTAAAATATACTACAGCGATATCATAATCAACACCATATGCAGTAGTTGGTACACCCTCAGATGTAATATCAGCTAATGGAACAGTAAATGTTTCAAGCAAATTCCATACACCATTGGTGTAACGCTTGATGCCCCATACTGTATTACCTATATCCAACCAGTAAGTGCCATCTGCTGGTGCTTCTGTAGGAGGGTTAGCACTAGGCTGAAGTTTGGCAAGATCGATATCTGCTCTTAAAACGTAAGCACGGTTAGCAAAGCCTAAATAACTTCTTGCGGCTTCCAAACCATACTCGTTTAGCTCGTAACCATGTAGCGGTGTGCCGCCAGTGGTATAAAATGTTGGGTTACCATAGTTTATGAGTAATTCGCGCTGACTTGAAATGTTATATACTTTTCCAGCATTTTCAGGCCTGGTATATTCTGCTATACCTGTGCCGTCTGATGAGGTTTTGTTTGCCGCTGTCGCTACTACGATCAGTGGAACTGTACCTGCACCTACACTGGCGTAAAAACTTTCGTCTGTTACGCTAATACTCACACCTGGTGATACTAATGTTGCCATAATGCTCTCCTTAAAGGTATGAATTAGTTAGCAATATTTATCATATATTGCCCAGATCATGCCTGATTAGAATACCTTACAGAAAGAATTAGTTTGAAAAGATAAATAGGCTCAGGCAGTTTTCTGCTGTCTGGCTTTGATCTGCTCTAGAATACTTATTGTTTTAAACTCTAGCTCTGCTAGGGTGCCAGTGTTGCGTATGATATGCTCCACAGGATAGCCAGCCCAGTCCCATTCAGACTGATGTACATCACGATGTCTGGATTGCATAATACGTTTGCTTACTACATTGCCACCGTTAGCTTCCACTGCTATTTCGTACCAGTCCGGCAATTCGCCACGCTGGACCCAGATGATTGTACCATTTAGAGCTTTGATAAGATCAAGTTCGTTAGTAAATCTAGCATCAGTGATAACACTAGTGTCTGATTTGCTAACTTTTCTCATACGATATTCCAGACTCTTAATCCAGATATCAGAATGAAAATGATCTCTGAGTACATCAGTGCCCATGAGTTGTAGGGCTAGTCTGGGCGTAAAGTTGTCTATGCCAGTGTTGCGAGTCCAGAAGATGTCAGGTGTTTCACGAAACTCTCTGCTCTCTATGGTATCGCCTTCCAGAAGTTTGCGCTCCCAGCCAAATATACTGGCACATACGTCCTTGAGAGGTGCGGCAAAACTGTCTCGTCTGCCTTGGGTGTGTTGAGTTATGATGTTGCCTACGGTGTCTTTGCCTGAGCCTATGTGCCCAACAATACCTATGATCATTTATTATTGCCTTTGTGTAGTTGTTGTGTGTTTGATTTGGGTGATTCTACATTTACAGGTGCCGCTCCGTTGTTCTTCGCGGGCTTTGGTTTTTGATATCCATTACCCCACTCGCGACCTTCTATGCCTTCGATCTCTGCCGCGAATGTTTCATGTATTTGGCTTGCTTTCATGATTATCCAATTATAAAATCCAAGGGCCTACTGCCTTCCTCAAACAGGAAGATGCCTTGCTTGAGCTTTTCCATCTCGTCATAGCCTTCTTGCTTTAAGGCTTCGCCATCCAACTGTATAGCGCCGCCTGGTCCTGGCAAGCCTGTGGTATACTTTGCTCTGGCTGTGCCCAGGGTTACTTTGGCTGCCGCCAGTGTCCAGTTAGCAAGCCAGTCTGCGCTGTAAATATCTCTGAACAGTGTGGCTTCGGGAATAAAGTTCTCCACTGCGGCCAACACTTCTTCGTCAGCGGCTATGCTATGTAGTATAGTAAGTTGCTTTGATACTCTGTCCCAGAGCCAATCATATTCTCTACACATCACATACTCTGCTGTTTCCTGATACATAGCAATAGCGTTGATCTGGCTCATGATGCCACCACCAGCACCACCGCCACCGCCTGGAGGATATACGCCATACACAGGATCAAAGATGATGCCACCGTTGTCGTAAAGTCCACCACCTATGCCAGTTCTGCGCCATAGTCTGGTGACTACCATTACTTCGTCAGGCAGGGTATACTTAACTACATTGTCTTTGCACTGTAGATGTATGTAACTCTTTTGTACAGCACCAGAACTCAGCCTGCGATACATTGACAAGGCGTTATCGATAGCCATGTCGTAATGTTCACGATCCAGCTCTACATCAACCATACCATCACCTAGTCTGAGGCGGGTATAGTTAATTAATTCTTCTCTATTACGATATCCTATCTGATCCTGGGGCATTGTCTCGTCTCCTGATGTAACTATTTATCATCAGAATGTCTTGATTAGGATACAGTGCTCATTGATTCTGCCATTACAGGCTGTGTCAGTAGTAGTGAGATCATTGTAGAGCTTCTCAAACTTGGTTCTGGCAAGTTTATCTGCGCCTTTGAGTACCTCAGGCTTGCGGATAGTCTTCTGGGTACTCTTTTTGGCATCAAATGCCACCAGAGATGTGCCTTTGACTCCCAGGCCGCCCATCATCCCGTCTGCCACATAGTGCATGAGCTTGCGGTTCTTGGTGTTGTACACCCAAAGTTCGTTGGCTTCCAGGATGCCCACGGGGTTCAGGCTTGCTAACCCAATAGTAGGCTCTGACTCTTTGTACTTCATTTTGGCAACCAACTTGTCTTTGCTGGGTGCCTTTTTAGTACGGGGCTTGCGGTTAGCCTTCCCAGTGTTGATCAGTGTGCTGGTAGCAGTCATGATCATCTCATAAAACTTTAGGAAGTTTTTGCGGTCTTGTGCCCTACCTGTAAACTGGCTATATGCTTCCTTGATGTCCTCGTCTTCCCAGGCCACTAACTCCTGCGCTTCGGCATACATTGACTCATACATCTGCTGAATAATTTTAGCATGGGCAGGTTTGATAGCAGGCTGATGTACAATCATCTCTTTGTAGGGGTCAAACTTTTTGAGGTCAAATTCGCCATCACGCCAGTCGTCCAAGTAGCCTTCCCACTGTCCACATAAATCTGACACCTGTTGACGCATACGATCCTGAATGCTCACAACTTTGACATCAGGCTTGGCTTCCTCGACAACTTCTTCCACATAGGGATGTAGCTCAAGTAACTTGTCAATGCCAAGGGTAATGGCTTCAGTATGCTCTTCTGACAGTTCAGCACCCTTGTTGCCGATATAGGCATACTTGCCAAACACACTAAACGCATAGTCAGGTACTCGCTTGAGTTCCTTGGCCTTGTCACGATCAATGGTAGCCGCAAACTTCATAAACTCAGCTTTGAGTGTCTTTTTAGCCACCTCATAATGAGCATACCACAGGGCTTCATCCATGAGTCGATCATAGTCACGTTTGATGCCATTGACGCTCACAGGCTTCATGCCTGTCTTAATGATTTTATAGTCAGGTACCTTGATGCCCTGAGCTGAGAAGTTTGCTTTTGCCTTTGCCATATTACTGCTCCTTGAGCGCAGATGCTAGTTGCTGAATATCCTGTGATACATTTTTGTATCTGGATTTCTCTACTGATACGTTGAGCATTACGCTCGCTTTGTCAATGATCACATAACTCGGTCGTCTCTCATATATATCTACCTGAGAATCACCGTCGTCTGTATGTGTTAGTACTATGTATGCCATTATTGTTCTCCAGTGTTTATATACGATAACATGGGTATCAGGATCTGTCAAGCGATAAATAGTGCTATGCCAAGAATTAGTTTATGGAACAAGACCAAAACCCACGATTATGATTTTATCGATCGTATAGTGGGTGAGAATGTCTTTGCGGGTGGTACTGGTGTGATTTGTCACAAATACATGGGTGTGGTTGAAACACCCTATGAAGGCGATCCCAGTAACCCCAGTTCGGCCGTTGATCCCACAGAAGTCTTTATACAGGATTTGCTGTTCCTAGAAAATCGCGATCGTAAGTATTCAAAAGACTTGTATGAGATGAGAGGAGCATATGCTCTGGCTGACAACGACAGTTTCGACCTCACACAGTTTGGTGCGTTTTTAGCAAACGATACCATGTTCATGAACTTCCATATCGAGTCAATGGTTAGCACCCTGGGCCGCAAGTTGATGCCTGGTGACGTTTTGGAGCTTCCGCATTTGAGGGATGACCTTCTCCTGGGCAAGGACGATGCTGTAAACAGATTCATGGTGGTCAAGGAAGGCACACGCCCAGCAGAGGGTTACGATCCTCGTTGGTGGCCGCACTTATGGAGAGTCAAGTTAGGTACTATCACTGACTCACAAGAGTACCGTGACATACTTGGCGATGGTACTGAGGCAGAGGATCTGCGTAATCTTATTTCGACATATCAAACAGAGCTTCG